GAAACGAAAACGAATCGTTAAAGGCGACGGTGGCGGCATTGTCGACCGAGGTCTCGCGCCTGAAGGTCGAGATCCGAACGGCGCTCTCGGTTCTTGGCGTGGTCTTCTCGGTCCTGGCGTTTTTGTTTAAGTAGGTGGGAACCGACGACGCCAACCTCGGAGAAGAGACCCTCGAGGTCGTCTCAAAGGTTGTTCGTAGTTTTTACCGGGTCCGAGGTTTTGGATCGTATAAAAATTGGACGGAAAAAGAATTGCTCAGCGAGGTTGTCATTTTACTGACAGAGAAGGCGCGACGCGGGACGCTTTACCCGAGGCTGTCGGCGAAATTCCTTCGCTACAGGATCCAGGACGCGATCCGAATCCTCGACCGCAAGGCGCCGAGCAATGGGAACCGAGTTCCGGAGCCGACCCGGAGTGAATTCAAAGAGTCCGACCAGGCCGAACACTTCACTCCAGAGATGCGGCCAGCGAAAGCGGGCAAGGTCGAGCGACTAGCCGACAGAATCCGAAACGAATTTGAAGCCAACGGACACCAGTGGACGAACGAATTTCACGCAAGCGTCGAGACGTTGCTCGGCGTCGCGCTTTCGTCGTTGCATCACGAATTTTGCACGCATCGAGGCACCGTGAGGGAGAAGGTTCTTCGATGGATCGCCGAGAATCCAGGCGGTCACCCAACAATGGAAGCCCTCGCCGCGCATCTGTTTGCGTCCCGCGAGGCAGTGAACCGAGAGATCTTGAAGCTGAAGAGCGAGCAATCTCTCCGCGTTGTCCCCATTGCGAAAAATGGACGCAATGGTTTCCACAAGGGCCGACAGGCCTACTACATAAACGAGGGGGAAGAATGAGAGACCTACAGAAAGAACTCGCGACGGCAGTCGAGGCGGGGCAGGTGTTGGCCTGGGAGCCGAACGTCGGCGACATAATCGTCGGCTCAGTGATGAGCTACGACACCCGGAAAGGCTATCAAGGCCGGGAAGTCTTCGTCGTGACCCTCGAGGTCGAGAACCCAGCACCCGATGGCCCGAAGGTTGTCGACGTCTGGTTGACCAGGACGGTCCTGCTCGGCGAGTTCAAGAAGCTGAGGCCGGCGCCAGGGGAGCGCGTGGGGATCGCATATTGCGGGCCCCAGGCACGCGAAGAGGGCGAAGACTACGAGCTCTACAAGGTGACAGTCGACCGCGAGGGAGATGGCGCGGTGCCGGACTTCGAACGCTCGGCCGAGGCTTAAGTCTCGGAGGGCGCGAAGGTCTGGATCACGATCGGACAGCCGAACTGTCCCGCCATCGCGACGATGGACGTAATCCGCGAGATCTGGGCGATCTTGTCGGCGTTGTCGGTTGCGACGTCGGTGATCGCATCGGTCAGTGCGGCGGCTTCCACGATGAGCTCGTCGCACTGCTCGAGATCGCCAAGCGCGACGCCGGCGACTGCCTGAGTGAACTCGGCGGTCTCTGTGATGATCCGGCGGATCTGGGCGTCGTCAGGGGCCTTACCTTTTGGGCAGCCCAGAAGGAGACCGGCGACGAGGACCAGGACGACAGGGGCGATCCTTGAAGCCCTCATCGTTCGTTCCGGGCTTTGCCGAAGTTGAGCGCGGCAGCGTGAACGACTCGCGCCGCAAGAGCTCCGGCTTTGTTGCCTGGGCTGTGCGGCGTGACCGTCGCCGCGACCGCCGAGCAGCCGATAAGGGCGAGAATGTCGGGGATAAAAGAGATCAAGGTCGTGAGCAGTTGTGTCCAGTCCATCTAGCTTTCTCCTTTCCTGTCCCGCCAACCGCAAAGGCCGAGGAGCAGGAGTTTCGCGAGCTGGGCCGGGGTGCGGCGTTTGCTGGCGATGTTGAGTGGATCCGCAAGGCGGAGCCGGTGAAGTGTTTGCGACGGTTCGGCTTGGAGTTCTTCGAGCGTCGCCTGAACCTGAGCGCGGACGATCTTTTGCCGGACAGCCTCCTCGAGGACGAGGGTCCGGATCTGCGCCGTCGACGAGGGTTTACAGTTCATTCATCAGATCAGCGCGAAGGTTTCGCTCGATCGCTTTGACGGCGCGAAGGCCGTCGGGGGATTCCAGGAGCTCGGAATACAAGAGAGTGAGCTCAAATATTGCGGAGAGCTGGGCCTCGACCCGGCCTGTCCTCGTGTTGTTTGTGACCAGGAGGCCGAGGACCTTCCCGTCGAGCTCGTCGTTTTGCGCGGTCCGCTTTGATTGATCTTCGAAGAATGAAATCGCGACGCCGGCGAGGTTCATCGCTCGCGCAACGAGAAGGCCGAGGAGACTCGTCGACATGAAGGCGAGCGCGGTTCCACCCCACTCCTGAATAAGCTCCACTTGCTAGGCCTCCGTGACTTCGTCGAACTTGCCTAGGAGCGTCCAGGTTCGATTCAGGTTGCCGGAGCCGGCCGAGCCCTTCATAAAAACCTCGATGCTCCAGCGGTTGAATACGAGCGCCAGGAGGCCGAGCGCGTCGGGGTTGATCGAGATCGAGTGGCCCCAGGCGTCTGAACCTTGCGTCGGCGTGCCGTATTGCAGCAGCGTCAGCGGGGCGGCGAGCATTGCGCGCCGGACCTTCTTGCCCTTCGTCGCGTTGCCGGCCAGGGCGGCCGAAGTCGTCACGGTTCCGGCGTTCAAGTCGATCGCGGTCACGTCTGAATTGAAGACGGTTGAGTCGTCCTCGATGAGCCAGAGACGATCGCCGACCGAGAGGTGCCGAGCACCGTTTCCGCCCAGGCGGAAGACGCCAGCATCAGAGGGCGCCGCATCGGAGCGGAGTTCGATGTCGAGTTCGTCGTCGAAGATCTGGCAGGTCGCGACGGATCCGTTCGCCGTAGTGAGTAGGCGTAGCGGGTCAGTTTTGAGAAGCGATACGTCTTCGGGATCTTTGACGAATACTCGAACCGAGGTGTTTCGTGGGACTAACTTCCGGACTTGCTGAGTCATTGAAGACCGACCTCCGCATTGAGTGCGAACTCGAGAGCGCCGTCGCCTTCGACTGCGAGCTCGAGACCTGTTTCCGCGACGACCTGGTCTTCGAGGCCGGCGGTTCCGTCGACTGCCAGGTCGAGGCCCGATTCGGCGGCGACTGCGATCTCGATGCCGGTGTCGGCGACGATCTCGGCCGGCGTAACTGTCAGAGTGAAAGAGACTGTCGGCGCGGCGTAAATCTGTTCGGTGACTTGATAGAGCATCACCGCCGCGGAGGTGATGCTGTATTGAATTGACCAGGTAAACGACCCGGCGCCGGTGGGTTGCCAGTCGAAGACACCAGTTGTCGCGTCGAGCGTTGCATTCGTCACGCCGGCGGGTGTCGTTAAGATTGACCAGGCGGCCGAGCCGGGTTTGATCGGCGCGGAGTCATTGCTCGCGGTGAACGTAAACGTGAACGGCGCGACGGGGATCTCGGAAGACGGGTCAGAGCTCGTGATCGCGGGAACGTGATCCGACCAGTCGACGCGCAGTTCGATCGGCGGTTTTGCGACGTCCTGCGCGTGGACTGAGTGAAAATAAATTCCCGCTTCTGGAGTTCCCAGACCGACCGGCAGCCCGACGCTGTCGATCGCGATTCCGAAAACCGACTCGCCGAGGTTTGCCGATTGGGCGATCCCGATCGGGAAAAATATATTGTTCGCGAGGTCGTAAGGCGTCGCGGTGCCGAACCCGGTCGACCAGACCGTCCCGGCCGGAGTCGCGGGAGCGGTGAGGGTTAGCGGCGTCCCGAAAACCGAACTCGGCGTGATCGTGTCGCTATTGCTTGTGCTCGTTGCGACTCCTGAGACGTGAGGCATATCTCGCTGGAGCGAATAATTGCCTGAATGGAACCCGCCGGCGTTGACGTCCGGCGGCGTCTTGTAAGCCGGGCGGAATGTTCGGAGCAGAATCCCTACTCGAAATTGCATCGACGTCGTCCCGGCCTGCGCCGAAGTGAATTTAAACCGGACGCCGTTCGGATACATATTCGAGCCGAACACATCGGCGCGGAATCGCGCAAAGACAGTTTGCTTGACGCCGGTAAGGGCTTTCACGAATGTCTTTCCGCAATGGAGGACGTCGAGCTGCATCCCGTTGCCACTTAAAACTGCAAGCGTTCCGGAAGTGTTCGCCGCGGAAGTATCCGCCGTAGGTCCTCCGCCGAGATAGTCGGGGTCGCCATCTGGTAGCAGCGTTAGGGTCTGATCGGCCATTGACTAGGCCCGATCCGGGCGTGGTCGACGGTGTCGCCTCAACTCCGACTTGATGGTCGCGGCGCGGTTGTGGCGAACTCGGCGGGGGTTCCCGTCCTCGAAGTCGTCGCGGGTGTGATGCTCGTCGAGCTCGCCGCCTCGCAGGACCCGAAGCGTCTCTCGACTTTCCTCGTGATCGGGGGCGCCGGGGCGGTTCGGGCGTTGATTCTCGGGCTCGGGGAACACCCATTCGATCACCTGAAACAGGCGACCGCTCGCGAACGTAATCGCCTCAGACATTAGCTGTCGCAAGATAAGGCCTCTGATCTGCGGGTCGGCGAGACTTTCAGGGCGAGTCGATTCGAACATCGGGACCACCGAGGCACGAACGGCGAGGGCGTCGGGCGTGTTGATCTCGGTCTCGAAGTTGTAGATCCAGAAGACGCCGAGGAGCTCGCGACCGTTGTCGCGTGTGTCGTAAATGGTGAAATAGATCTCGCCCAGCTCGGCGTGGTTAAACACTTCTTTCACGTCAGCGGGGCCGCGATCCGCGCAGGGGATGAAATCCGGGTTCATTCGCTTGATGATTCCGCGCAAAGCGACCTGGGCGAGGACTGAGGCACGTTCGGCAACGTCGGCGGGTTCGTTCTGGACGTCTTGCAGTTCGATCCCATCGGTGCCGGCGATCTGGATCGCGACGTCGGCGAGCGGTTCGAGGTTCACTAGGTCTGCCGCCGATCCCAGCGGAAGCCCTCGCCTATCGACGTGTAGGTGATATTGGCACCAGCCGCGCTGGTTGAGTTGTTTACCTGGAAGACCGCGAGCGGTGCGAATAAAACGGGGATCACGTTTTCGAACGAAATGTTATCCAGGTTTGGGTCAGCGGATTTAATCATGGTTCTCTGCGAATGCCAATCGGCGTTTGCAAAGGGTGGACTTGTGGTGTTATCGGAAGGGGGATTATTGCCATCTATATTTCCGAAAGTGTGAAAGACGACCCTGTCGGCCGGGTCTGCGTCGGCCTGAATTGTGACGGTTCCCGTCAGCAGCAGCGAGTCAGAGTCGGGGGCAAAATGCACAAAACCGCCTCCTGACTGCCCTTTTTCCCCGACGTTTATCTTGTCCGTATTTACGGCGAGGTCTCTCAGGCGCCAAAAATCGGGGTCGAAAGCGTCTTGCACCAAATTAATTAGGTCAATAGAATTTGGAAATCCAAGCCTCCAAACAACCCAGCCAACCTGCCGGGCGGTTGTAAACCCTGAAGCGGCGGCATCGGATAAAAGGTTGGCGGCGTGTTCATGGCTGTCGACACCGAAATCAATTTCGAGCGACGGCGGGGCCTTGCCGATCGCGAATAATCGGGCGGCGTTCAGAAGATTCAAATTGAGGGTTGATGCCCTGCCGCCCGTGCCAGTGTTCCAGGCGATTGTAAAATCTTTCTGAACATTCGCGCCGGTCAGTTTCATATAATTCGTATTCAATCGGTCCCGACAAAAGCCGGGAGAGATCTCGATCGTCGTGGGGCCGGTGACTTCCGTCAAGAGGCCGGATATATACCCTCGAGCCCCTTCGACCGCGTCTTCGAGCGCCCGATCAGCGAGGCTTGTAAATGCCTCGAGAATCTTTGATGCGTCGGTTTTTGAATGCCCGACAGATTGGTCGGTCAGTAACGCGACGAGCGACTCTTGAACCGAGTTTAGAAAGTCGGCGTCGAGAAGCGTTCCGTCCCCGCCAACGGTCCCATCTTCAAAATACTCTTCCGCGCCGAGCGCGGTGGGGGTCGGGATTGTTATCGCGTTGTTTGGTGCGTCGACTCGATACATCTAGCCGGCCGACCGTGACCATCGGAACCCGGCGGTGGTCATTGTTAGTTTGTTGTAAGTGGCGCTGACGAAAGGCGCGAAGTTAAAACGAGATCGCGCAAGTCCCTGAAGCGTCGCGCTCCCTCCGGCATTCGAGACGCTTGTCCGGCTCACCGAATAAAGATTGTCGCTAGCAGTGTCGGCCCGAAATGCAAAATTATGAACAGTCGCAGTCGAAGCAGCGGGCGCGCTGCCTTGCCCGAGGGTTGCGTATTTAATCGCCGTGTCCGCGTTGGCGTTTACGTAGAGCGAATAGCCTCCGATGTGTGAGGTTGTTTCTGGAACGTCGAGATCGCTCGTGATCTCCGTCGTCACTGTCACGTCAATATTATTGACGACGGTTCGGACCGTGCCGCTCAAAAATATATCGGGGTGCTCTGCGTTGGTGTATGGGATCCAAGAAGACGAACCGCTCCGAACACCCCAGCCGATCTGCCGGGCGGTTGTAAACCCTGAAGCGGCGGCGTCGGAAAGGAGGTTTGTCGCTGTAGCGTCTTGATCGAATCCGAAGTTGATGTCGTTGCCGACTGCTTTATGAATTGCCCATACTCGAGTAAAATATGGATCGGCCCAGGTATTGTTACTCGCTAGGCCTCCGGTTGTAAGATTCCACGGGACAGTGGGGAGCTTTTGCATTGCGACCAATAGGCGGCCTGTCGTGGCATCGTCTGAACTGCGGCAGTCACCCGGACGAATCTCGATTGCGTGGGTGGCAATGTTCGGCACGATCTCGAGCCCTGTTATATAACCCGGCAAGCCGATCACCGTCGTCGAGATTCGAGAATCTACTAAGGCGCGAAGCGCGACGAGGAGCCTCGTGTGGTCGGTTTTTGAATGGGAAATAGATTGATCGTCAAGGATCGCGATAAGCGACTCTTGAAGCGCATTCATCCAGTCCGCATCCACCGTCGTGCCCGCAAGAGCTCCGGCCGGGTTTTTGAAGTAGCCCTCGGTTCCAAGCGCGGACGGGGCCGGTTTTCCGGCGGCGCTGTTTGCGGCATCTGTTCTATACAATTGTCAGCTCCTAGATGAAAATATGTTCGGCCCAAGCGGGTTCGATCTCGGAAAGAATGCAATCAAGATCGAGCTGCGCGACCGAGCCGAGTGGATCGTTCGCGACTGAGCCGCCGGTCGTGAAAGGAACCACCGTGATTTCCGCCGTGGTCGTCACGTCGTATTGAAACCAGGTCGAAGCCGCATCCGGTGCGGCGTGTTCAGCGATCGTGATCGTGAACCCGTAGAGCGCGGCAATCTCGATCATTGTATTGGGCGCAAGGTTGCGGTTTCTAGTCAGGACCGCGAGGACGACGGCGCGGCGTTGCTCTAGCAGTGTCGGCGGGACTTGACAGTCTCGCGGAAGCGCGAGCATTCGCTCAAAGTCGCCTATGAATTGAATCGTCGTCGTATAGTCGAGCTCCGTTAAGAGTTCATCGCAGAGCGCATCGAAGCGCGCGAGCTCGACGGCCAGGCCTTCGAATAAACGCCGAAAAAGACCGCCTTCGGCGAGGTCCAGTGCGAAACCTTGCGGCATATGGTCGATCAGCGATTGCGCCCAGTCGGTTGAAGACTTCGCGAACATCATGTGAAGACCGGCGTCCCGATGGTCGGGAGCTGGCCGGCCGAGTGCGTTTTATCGGCGGCCGGACTTGTCAGCGTCGAGCTCGTCTCTCCGGTCGCTCGCGAGATGACCTCGGCGAGCTGGGAATGAACGACCGTCCCGCCGATCGTCGTTGTCCTGATTAGGAACTGAACGATCTCGTCCTTGATCGCGTCTTGAACTGCGGTCGTATTGGGAATCAGCGTGATCGCAGGATTAAGAGGGACGAGCGTCGGCGGGTCGACCTGGACGTCCGCACATAGCGGGCGCCGGTTGTCGGCGTCGATGTAATTGAAAGCCGTAACGTAGTCCCCAGCGACCCGGTTGATCGCGTTGCCGGCGGCGTCGGCGGCGTCGTTGACGGCGTAGATCTGGATCACGTTCGACCCGGTTGCGGGTTTGATGACGAAGACGCGGGTCCAAGCGTTCGAGATCGACTCGAATGTCCATCGCTCAAAGTCGGTGAGCGTTCCGCCTTGCGGCGCCCGGCGCTTGTGCAAGAGGTAGCGGTCGCGGAAGTCTTCGGTCGATTCGTCATCGGTGCCGCCCGAGATCTCGTCGGGGGCCGGCCGGACCTGGCCGAGCCCTGGCGCGATTCCGGTGAAGGGTTCCTCGAGGTCGAGCGCGGCGCCGGCGGCGAGGTTGTATTTCTCGCCCGATTCGACCGCTTGCACTTGAGGAACGTAACTTCCGAGACTCGAGACCCAGGGGAACGTCAGCGCGACGTATCGCTCCCCAGCGGCGCTTACGAGAAAAAGGCCAGCCGTAGGGGCCGGGATGATCTCGGCAGCCAGGGCGAACCGTGCGAAGCCCTGCGCCTTGGCGCCGAGGTTCTGGGTCAACCCCTCCTGAGCCGCCAGGCGGACGAGGTCGTCGAATTCGGCGGTATCTCCGAAGTGGTTCCGGGCGGCGCGTTCGAGCCGGCCGTTGAGCTCGTGAATTTGCGCGGTCTGGCTCATGATTAAAGCGAGGACTGCGGTCCGAGGCGCAAACGGATCGAAGTCGACTAGCACGCCCTTCACGTCGCCTCGAATTCGGTCGAGGATGTCGGCGACGGTCGGCCGGGTGAACGACATGATTAAACGCCCTCTCTAGCCATCGCATCCCATTGCAGCGAGTAACGTCTCTCCGCGTTGGTCGTGGCGTCTGTGACAGTGATGAAAATCTCGAGGACCCCTCGAGATGGGATTCGGGTCTCGACCGTGACGACGCCGATCCCTTCGGCCTCAAGCCATGCAAGGCCCTCGAGCACGTAAGAGCGAGCGCGTGCGCGGGTCTCGTCGTTTAATGCTTGGCCCTCTAGGAGCCAGAGTCGCGAGCCGTAGCGATCATCTGGCCCGAGTGGCGAAAGGAAATCGCCCCAGTAGCCGCGACGTTCGGGGAATGCAGGGTTTCCGGAGTCGGGGACCTCGTCGGAGGGTTCGGCCAGGCGGTCAGTTAAAACGGAAAGAATCACCTGTGAGCGAAAACCGTCTTCGAGCTCGAGCTGGCCCCAAGCTGGCGACGACGAGAGGGACAGGTCGAAACCCTCTCGCTTGTCGAAGCTGGAGGAGTCGCCGGCGGCGATTCCTTGACCTGGCGTTCCGACACCACCCTGGACAGGGAAGATCGGGCCGGCGGGTTGATCGAATCGGAGGTTCTTTTTTTCAAGGCGTAGGTCGGGCATTTATAGTGGTGGTCCTGTGGCTCCGGTGCAGGGTCCGCCGGCGATTCCAGCCGGAGAGTTGATGCTGCCACCTGATAAAACTTCTGCGCTATGAGTGTGAGTCGCCCAGGCTTTTCCCTCGAGCGTAATCGTGCCGGTGATGACTACCGTCGTGCCGCCGATGTTGACGGCGCCTGATGCGTTGATGTCTGCGTCTCCCGATCCCGCGTCGATGGCAATCGCGTTGCCGGCGAGCTCGACGATCCGGCCGCGCTTCGCATGCAGGACGAGCCCCTCGTCGGTGTAAATTTGGACCTCACCAGGCGCGAGATTTGTCGGCCGGTGCCGCGGGTCGTCGACGTTGATGATCGCGAGCCTCGATTGAGAGCCGCCGATTTGGAGGGCGATCCCTTCGGAGCCGACGAGCGGCACCGACGTCACGCCGTAATCTTGGAAGCGCGAGGCGTTGCGGTTTGTTCCACCACTGGCGAACGTGTCACCGTCGACCCGTTGATGGGAGACCGAGCCCCTCGCGTCGAGACCTGTGTCGTCGATTGCGGTGAGAAGGATCCGGCTCACCATCTGGCCGATGCGAAAACGGATCGCTCGCTTGATGCCTTCCGTGAATTCGCTCATAGACTCGAGTCCTTGTTATCCCACAATTCGCCGGCTTCTGACTTCGGCTCTTTCATTCTGCGGAGATCGAAGGCTTCTGGGCGCATAAATTGGAGCTTTGCGGTGCGCTTGTTTTTCTGAAACGCAAACGTCACGGTCGTTAGCAGTAGGTCTTGATCGACCGCGAGCCAGGGGTCCGAGATCTTGACGAGCTCGCCGGGAGTCCAGAGCGGACCGGAGTCCGAATTGTGGCGCCATCCCTTAACCGTGTAGGAGATACGTTCGCACCGAGCGGCGCGGAGATTGATGTCGCGACGGATCAAGGCCTCGAGGGCGGTCGACCCGTCCGGCGGATCCTTTGGGAGCTCGAGGAGCGGGAGATAGCGATCCGGGTTCATGTTTGGATCTGTCACCGTTGCGCGAAGCGGAGCTCCGGCGGCGGTTCCACCCCAGGCGCTCTCGCGCTGCACTTCGTGGGTGATTGATTGAAATCGCTCTGTGTCGTCGAAAACCGCGCCGGCCGAGATAATGTTATCGCCAAGGCGGAGTGTGATCTTCGAGGCTTCCGAGCCGGGCAGCGTGATGAGCAAGCCGCCGACGCCGTCAGAGATTCGAATCACTCCGCGGTATCGAACGAGATGGTCGATTAGCGAGTCGGCAGTCGCTCCGACTTCGGCCTTGAATGTCAGGAAGTCGGCGCCGGTGTCGACATCGGTCGAGACTGAGATCCCGAAGGGTTTGCAGATCTGCGCGACGATCGACTCGAGCTTTGCCGGGGTGTGAATCGGAACCATATTCGAACACTTAATGAGGTCGGCCGTCGAATCCCAGCCCGTCACCGAGATCACATGATTTGCCTTGCCGTAGCTTGGCGCGAGCTTGCGGATGTAGCCTTTCACCATTGGCACGCCGGCGACCTTGACCTCGACCGAATCGCCGCGCTTGAGAATTCGCCGGTTCGGATCGTCGAGCTCGAGCTCCGACATCGTGAGCGCGAAGCCGTGGGCGACGCTTTCGATCGTGCGGACGACCTCGATCGACTTCCAGCCGGTGAGCTTGCCCGCGGAGACGAAGACCTCGACCTCATCAGACACGCAAGACTCTAATCTTGTTCAGGCCGGGGATAAATGCCGGGTGTTCGGGGGTGAGGATGCGCTCGAGTTCGGTGGCCCTTGATCCGTCGCCGTAAAGTCGCGAGGCGAGCAGGAGGGTCGACACTGGAGCGGGGGGAATGTAATCGGCCTTCTCGGGGGCTTGCTCGCCGCGTAGGGCGATGTCGATCAGGACCGCGGTGCGGAATTCGCGTAGCCCGATGTAGGCGTCGTCGTCGGCAGTTGCGCCGGCGGTTTCGATCTCTTCGTCGATCGGGCCGAGGAAGTTGTCGCGGAGCTCGGCGACCTCGTCCTCTGACGTGAAGTCGGCCTCGATCAGCACCAGGCCGCGAGCAATCACAATTGCTTGGCGGACCATATCGCCGAGGGCGAGGCGGTTCGTGTTTGCGAGAATCTCGTCCGGTGTAAGCGTCGCCGAAGCATTGCGCGGAGTGTTTGGGCCGAGGATCGAGCCGATAATGTCCTCGCCGTCG